CCCGTCGCGTTAGCACCCGCCGGATTCGCGACTTTGATGCTGAGCAAATCTTTCGCGCCGGCGGCTCCAGTCGTGGTGAACGTATGCGTAGTGTCAGCGCAGTGGGTCGTCGTATCTTCGCCGAGAGCGTCGTTAACTGTGCAAGTCAGCGTGGTGCCCACCGCATTTTTATCGACTGTGATGACCGGCTTATTTGCGTTTGCGGCCGTCGTGAGGGTCACTTGGAGATTTGATACCGTACACGCTGTGGGAATCATTTGCTGCGCGTTGGCTTCCGTAGTGAGCAGAGCCACCGCTGCATCGTCTCCGCAGGCGATGAAGTCAGTCGTCGTGGCAGCGATGCTGGCCGTGGTGCCCATACAGAAACTTGTCGCTCCCGTGGTCTGATTCGTCCCGCCATTAGCGAGGCTCAAAGGCACTGTCGCGGTGGCGAGCGCGGTAAAGGCGACGTTATTGGTCCTTTGTGCACGCGATCGCGCCGGTACTGGCGAGCGTACAGTCCTGACTCAAGGTGACCGGCGCATAAGCTGTCCCCCCCGCATTACCGACAAGAATCTGCGCAGCGCTTGGCGCGGTGTTTGGATAAATCGTGCTCGAAGCGCCGACCTGATCGAGCACCTTCCCGGTGCTGTCGACAACACGCACGGTGCGATCTGGGCTTGCTGAGGTCGCGGAGGCTACCCCGCCGAGTACGGTGCCTGTGCTGCTCACGATTTGGACCGTCATATCGAACGAAGCAGTGACCGCACGCATGATCGGCGCGTGGAAGATGCCGATGCCGAAGCCAAGCACGACCCCAAACAGAACGATGCGCCAATAATATTTCATCCAGTACGGCTCCGAAGTAGTCCCGCGTCCCAACGGGGTTCGACGCGCACGCCGGGGTTATTCCAATAGCGCCGCGCCATCGCAAGCGCGTCCCACTCATGTACCAAGTGCGCCACCACGTAGGGCAGGCCGTCGTCATCGTGGACGATCACCTGCCAACGCGGAGGACTTATCGGAGATGTTACGTCCATGATAACTCCTTGCTTATCCGTTTCGCGACCATACGTCGGCCTCCGCCGTAGTCAAAGGATCGAAATCGGTCGACCGTCTGCGTCCCCGTAGCGTCTCGATCATAAAGGTCTGGTCATCCACGCCCGAGTCGTTGCGGATAGCCTGATCGATGAGCGTGTTCGCCCGCGTTTCCTGCGCGCGGTATTCGTTCCGCATCAGCGCCGCCACGTCCACTTGGCCCTTGCGCGCGGCCTTCATCATCTCGTGCCGCATCATCGGGATGAACGCGAGTTCCTTAGCGATGTAGTCGTCCAGGGTAACGGGAATCGCCTCGGCAAAGCCAATCACCGGCGGAATCGACCAGTATGTGTAATGCACAATGGTCGAAATCAGCGGGGCCGGATAGAACTCCAGCATCTTGGGCTGACCCGTGGCAGTTAGCTGGCTCTGAAACTCCGATACGCACCACGGATAAGGCCCCACGAGATAGCGCGACGGGTAGAGTTCCTGCATCCTCTCCGGCGAGATGAACTTGAGCCACTTGAATAGGTAGTCGAGCGCGAACGTGCCGAAGAACCGCGCATCGGCCGCAGCCGCGAAGAACCGGGGCGTGATGTAGTAGCTCTGCGAAGCTAGCGGAGTACTAGGCGTGAACTGGGCGTTGCTCTCCGAGACGAACGGCAGTTCAAGGAGTAGTGTTGCGGCGGTTTGAGAGGTCTCGACCTTGGCGATTTTGTACCATGTCTTGAGTTGATAGACACGAAAGAACTGACCTTCGAGGACGTTCGTCCACAAGGGAGAAGCCGTGGCGTCCCCCACCACAGTCTTCGAACCCACAGTGACAGTGACCGTGCCACCCGGATTAACCACGCCCTGTGGATTGGTTTGGCCGCCGAGTGCACCAGTGAGATACATGGCGCCGAGTTTGCGGAGCGCCTTGTACTTCGTGCGCGCATAGAGTTCCGAGATTTTCTGGGAGACGAAATTGCCGACGATCTGGATGTTGATGTCGGAATCTAACTCCGCTTTGGCTTGGCGGGCGATTGTCTCGATGGTGACGGCCACACGGTCATCTCTTTAGATATTTGCGGATATCTTTGGCGGGATCTTCCTGCATTAGCTGGCGCCGCTTAGTTGCGACTGAGCTGGATGGATCATATTGAGGATCCTCCTTGTCTAGTAACCGCTGAATTCGCGCCCTGTCGGGGGCGACTTTCAAGCTCGTTCCAGTTGGTTGCGCTGCAACGCTGCTCATACCCCGAATCCCTTCTTGAAGCGCTTCTGAATGGACTCAACACCGCGCTCGACAGCCGCCTTCTTCTGCATCCCGTTACGCTTGCCCTTCTTGGTGCGGCGAGGAGTGTAGACCCCGAATGTGCGTGATTTGCGACCTCTCGCCATTACTTGCTCGCTACTGGATGCCCAAAGGCTGTCGGTTTGGGGCGATGAATCACGGCACCGCTGGGAGCCTGCAACTTGCGAGGGTTCTGCTCCTTGGCGCCACAGGCCATATGGGACTTACCGCGCACCCCGCATGGTCGCGGTCGGCTCATGTGCTCATCTTCTTGGCGAACATACCCTTCGACATCATCTTCTTCTTGCTGCCCTTCTTTTTTGGCATCGGCTTTTTCTTCAATGGCTTAGTGCCTCCGAAATATTCGTGCGTTTCCGTTTCTTGCCCTTCTTCTTTGACTGGCCGGTCTGGCTCATCATAATCGCGATGGCCTGACTTCGATCTGTGACCCTCGGCCCCTTCTTCGAACCGCTACGCAACTGGCCATGCTTGAATTCGTGCATGACCTTTTGAGCCTTACGTTTGCGTGCGGCCTTTTTCACGACAGCGGCGAAGTCACCACAACCAGCGCGGCCGGAGCGCCAGCGGCGGTAGCACCCGCAAGGGTCTGGAAACCTTGACTCATCGGGATGTATCGCATGAACCACTGCATCCGGCCCGTTCCGCCGTCAGAGCCCGCGCAGTTGATGCGGATCACGCCTGGTTGCAGGAAACACGCCATTGGTGCTGTCGTAAGAACCGACCCGGCGATTACGATGCCCGCCGTGCCGCTGATTGTTGCCGCCGTTCCGAAGCCGTTCACGAGGTTATAGAAGGCCCCAGCGACGAGTGCGTTGATGTCGGAGGTCGCGCACATGTCGGTGGCCGTCGACGTGAGGGTATCCACAAACTGAAGTTTCGTGGCATTCGCGACGGCACCCACCAAAGTCGTGACAACTCCGAAGATGCACTGGAGCCAGATTGGCCCGCCGGTGATCGTAAAAATGGTCTTAGTCGTGGTCTGCGGTAACGCCAGCGGATTCGTCTGCCCCAGCATCGAAACGCCAGGTGCATCGAGTCCGTAGGGGAATCCCGTAAACCGTGGAGCCGGATTTGCCATGATGCTCCCTTAAACTACTGTTGCGCCCGGAGACATCGGAGCCCACAAAATCTGGTGCTGGACCGCGCCCGTGCTCGTCGCGCCAGTCGTAATCGTGATGATTCCGGAGCCCGCCATGATGAAGGAAATCGGTGGTGCGGTGATGGGCACAGCGATCAGGACTCCATTCGCGTTATTGATCGCCGTGGTCGCGAAGGTCGTCACCGGCATGAAAATCTGTCCCACGGCAGCCGCGTTCAAGTCGGCGGTCGCATTGCTTATGTCCACAGCGGTTAGCGTCCCCACCTTGGCGGACCATTTGACGGTAGTCGCCTGCGCCTGGATGATCGTGGTGACGATCAGATAGATCGCCTGCACCCAAATATGGCCGGTGACGGTGAAGATCGTACCGGCAGCGGTCGCGGGTAGCGCAAGCGCGGCGCTCTGCGAGGTCCGAAGTCCCGTCGAAACTACTTGCATTGGCACGTGGATTTCTCCTTACTTACGTAGGTCATTAGCTCGGCGCCACCTTCGATTCCGTGGTTATGTGGGATGCGCCCCTTCTATCCACTCGTAAGCTCCAAAATAAGATGTGATTCTTTGATAGAGACTGAAATAGCCATTTTCTGTGTACGGATCGTCGAAGTGGTTGGCCCTAGGCCGATTCCGCCACAAGAAGTACGCATCCGAGTCTGGAAGCGGTGCTGCGGCAAAGTAGTCGTTGGCCGAGGTCAGGTAATGCAGGATGCGCCACTGGAGCGCCTCGGGAACGATGGAATTGAGGTCGTTGTTGGCGGTCTGCGGCTGACCTGAGGAACCGAGAACTTCGCGGATGAGAAAACGATTCGTGGGTGTCAGCAGCAATCGAGTGAGAGCAACCGGACGCTGCAACCCGCGCTGATTCACTCGGTTCTCGGCGCGTAGAATCATATTCTGGAGGCCGGTAACACTGAATGTGAGATCTGGCGATCCCCGGTTGGCCTGGGTGCCACCGCCCGATACGGTATTGAGACCGCCCAACAGTGGGTGCGCGGTGTGGCACAGGGAGACGCCATCGTATCCAGGAAAAGCGTTGTTGAAGGCGTTGATAAGGATTTGTGCCGCAACTACTTCCTGCCGGAAGCGGCCAGCGCGACCTTCCTCGCGCCATTGCGCCGCCATGATGTCGTAGAGGTCGTCGTCGTACATCTCGAACGTGACCTCGAACAACATCCCGTAGGGCACTGCGGCCGGGTTGATCTGACCACCGAGGATCGGCTGATCGCGCCGGAACTGTTCGCCTTCGGGCTTCTGCGGCATCGCACCGAGGCCGGTCGCTTGCAGGTAAGTCTCGGGGTTGACCAGCATGTCGCGGACGTTGATCCACATGGGATATTCGAGCGGTCGCTCTTTGCCCACGTCCAGCAGCACGCCCTGGAACTTGGTCGAGAGCAAGTTGGAAAATCCTGGTGTTGCAGCCGGCATACTGTTAAACCTCGCTTATTGCAGGATGTTCGCGCTCAGGAATTTCACCCATACGCGACCATTCACGGTTCCGGCTGGCGACCAGGCGGGAAATCCGATTATGAGCACCCGTTGATTCGCAGCTTTCTTGTCCACGTCGGCATACCAATAAAGCGGTGTGCCCGCCGGCGATGAGCCAATCGTGTCCTTCGTAACGCCGATCGTCGTTTCGACATCCGTAGCCGCCAGAACAGCCGTGGCGCTCGCCTTTGCTGACGCTTGGTCGATACTGATCTCGTAAACGATGTCGTCGTTAGGCAGTGTGAACATCGCGTTATGAGTGGCTGCGGTCGCATCGTTATGAGCTGGCCCCACTGATACGCCATCGATACGAGTCGGATTCGCACCGCATTCCTGGATGTTCCCGCCCGATGCGACGAGGAGAGCCCCATCGAAGTAAGTTTGCGTGGCAGCTTCGGGCGTGATGAAATTCACCGCGCCCGAGTATTTGCCCTCTTGGTAGGAGAGCTTCATCGCCGCAAGGGCAAGGTTCGCCATCGTGTATTCCTCTTACTCGGTTCTCACTTGCACGCCGGTCGGCAATCCACGGCCGGCTTTAAGCGCGTCGCTGACTCGTTCGATCTGCCCGTTGGTGCCGCGAAAGATGGTGCGGCGCAGGAGCGGGTCGTTGGGGTCGCCGTGGGCTAAAGGACCGTAGCGCCGCGTCGGGGAGTTCGGGCCATAGTTCGCATCTTCGGCCCAGTTGAGTTCCACATCACCGATTTTCTGGCGCGCTTTCTCGTCGAGGTAGGCTTCGCGCTTCTCGTGAAGTTCCTTCGGGCACCAATAGAGAAGCACGTCGCCAACACCACGCAGTGTCGATGCGCCAGCCGCATCCTGCCCCTTGTAGTCGTCGCATTCCTTGTCGTCACCCCTCACTGGCTGGAAGCCCATCGTTTTGTAGGCGGCAGTCACGACGTTGTGGGCCTTGATCCACACGTAATGCCGCTCGGCACGGGGGTTGGTGACGACGAGATTGTGAGTCTGCTCGTCGAAATACTGGAGAATCTCGTTCTCCGGTTTCAGCGCATCGGTGTTAAGACCACCTGCTTCTGCGTCCTTCTCGATTTGAGCAGCGAGTTCGTCTGTGCGCTTTCGATTCTCTTCGTCGCGCGTGTGGCCTGCGGGGAGTTGCCCGAGATGCTCAGGCGGAAGTGACGGGTCTCGGATTTCCTTTGCCATCTACTTGTCCAAGCCGAGCGTGGGATTGTCGGCAAGTTCGCGGTCGCGCTTGAACCATTCCTCGCGGTTCTGAAAGCCCTGAGTTCGCGCGAAGGTATCCGGCGTGTAGCCTTTGCGTTCCTTGGAGCGAAACGACTCTGCGGCGCGATCTCCGAATTGTTCAATAATGGTTTCGGGCAATTTGTCTTTCTGACTGTTCACGGTGCGTCCATTCGTCGAGCCTGGAAGCGGTGCTTGGGTGTCGAGCTTCTGTTGCCGTAGCGTGGCGTCTTTATCGCGCGCCCGAATCTCGGTGAGGTGGCGACCCGCAACCATTCGCGTCGCATCCCTCACCCAGTCGAGCATGATGGTCTGGCCAGGCCGCAGGCCTTTGATCAGCACCTCTCGGACTTCGGTTTCGTACTCTTTGAACAGGTCGCCGAGTTCGGGGTCAGCCTTCATCTGCGTCAGCACAACGCCGTTGATCGCTTCGGCACCTTGCGTACGCAACGGGGTGACGTGCTCAACCTCAAATATCTGGTCGCGCAGTTCGTCGCGCTTTCGCTGAAGGGCGGCAATGGGCTTGCCTTCCTGCACGGCCTGATCGATCTGCGTATCGAGAGTGCTGACTTGCCCGCGCAACTCGGCGGGATCGGGACCAGCCGGAGCGGCAGCAACGAGGGGAGCCTTCGGTGTCAGTTCACTGATAACGCCGCGGACGATGTTCTGAACGTCTACGGACTTGAAAGTAGCTTCGGGCGGGGCGGGCGGATCCTTAGGTGGATCGACGGGCGGGTCTTTACCCGGATCTCCAGGAGGATCTACGGGCGGCTTGGTTACATCGTCTTCGGGCATCTGGTTCTCCAAACGCCCTCTATGGAATCGGCCGCCCTATGTCCCTCGAAAAACAGCGACGCTCTTCGTGGTCCGGTGGGATGACCGAAACCATAAAGAGCGTCGCTACCTAGGCTCTATGAGAAATAGAACGCGATGTCAACTATGGCCGTTGTCAACGGTTGTGTCGGCGGGAAGATTTAAGGCCTGATCGACGTGAGTCTGGAGGTCGCGGATGGCGCGCACTTTACCCTTTGCGAGCCATACCATCTCGGTAATTCCGGCACTTTCCATTTCGTTGCGGCAATCCTCGAGTCGCTCACGCAACCACGCCTCGAAGTGTTCGCGCATTAGTCGATCCGTCTTCAAGGCGTGAAAGAAATATGAGCCGGTCATCCGGGTCTCCCCAGCAAGTCCATCATTTCCTCGACGCCGATAACACGATTCGCATCAGGTAATATGAACGCTCGAAAGTAGCGGTCCCAATAGAGACGCGGCGGATGATCCATCAAAATCATCGGGTCGCCGTCCCGATTGTCACTGCCACGCCATTCGTCGAATGTCATTGAATCGGCACTCCTCCCGCCTCAGTCGGCGGAATATCCTGTGGACCTTGCGGCGCGCCACCTTGAGCACGTTCCTGCATCATCTGCGCGAGGCCATTCAACCCGCCCTGTGCCTGCGGCGGTAACTGCTCCGTCATTTGCTTGATGCCCTCGACTTCCGCGAGGTACGCATCCACGTCGCTGACTGTCTCGAAGGTGCGGAGAATTCTGCGCATGAGCTTGATGCTGGCAGCTTCGATGGCCTCGACGAGCTGTTTCATTTCCTGCGTCGGCGCCTGCGCCTTCAACTGCTCAAGCTGAATGCGGCTCTGGTAATACTTCTCAGCAAGTTGCGAGAGCATCACCCAACTCTGTCGGTCAGCCTCGCGGTTGATCGATACCGACGACGCGGTGACTTGGATGTCCACGGCATCGATCAGGTTATCGACCTTGCCCATCAGTTCGAGGAACTTGTCGGCCTTGTCGCCTAGAACGTTCTTGATGTCCTCGATAACCGCTTTGTCCTTAGCCTTGATGCGTTCTTGGGTGCGATACAGGCACTGCCGAATGGCCGCTGCGATACATCCGCGCATGTTGCGAAACGCCGGAGTGAAGCGCCGGTTGGCGGCCTGCATGTATGACATTGCAGAAATACCAGGGGTACGAGTACCCAACCGTCCTTGAGCCGCCTGTAGGTCGCTCACCCCTGTTCGGCGTTCCGCAAAGCTAATCGTCATCATCTCGGCCTGTGTCGATGACGGGTAGATATCCGCCATCTTGATTCCCTCGACCTCGTCCTTGTTAGCCTTGAGCACAAGTCCAGGCCAGATTTTCGCTAAAAAGGACGCCACCGCTGGAGCTGCGCGCCAGATGCGCGCATTTGCGAGCCGCATGTTTAGCACACGCTCGTTGTGGATGGTCGAGACTTCATCCTCGAACGGCGTGTTCATCCGCATCACGCCCAAGCCCCACGCGACGTGCGGGCGAAGCTGGTAGACAGCGAACTCGAACGGGCGGGCATCGTACTTGGCGAACGCCACCGACATGATCTTGTTCGTGGTTACGTCTGAGACGATTTCGAGTTCTTCGAGGAGGCCGTCGTCGTCGATGTCGTACTCGCCGCAGCAATATTCGATCTGGTAGAGTTTACCCGCTGCCGCCTCGGATGAGTGCTCTTTCGCTACATCGAGGCGCTTCTGCCGGACCTCGGAAATATTCGCAGCGGTCTTGATGCCTTCGGTATTCCACCCTTTCGGGTTATGGTCGCTCTTCTCGTAAAGGCTGATGTCGGGCTCAGTGAGCCACATATCCATCGAAACCCACCGCGCGGTTTGCACGTTGCCACGATCGCCTTCGGGTAAGTGGAAGTCCTCGATGGCGAGCGGGATGATGCGCGGGCCACGGTCGATGATTTTGTAGGTGTCGGTGACTTTGACCTTCTCTACCCACGGGATGTAGAAACACATTGAGCCGAGCTTGATGCAGTCAAGCGTCGCGGGCGGGATAGCGTCGTCGACGTTGAATGCCTCGCGGCAGCCCCAATCCACGTAGTCTTGCACCGCGTCCGAATAGTCCTCGTAACCCTTGCGGGGCAGCACCTGAAGCATCTGGTCGGTCTGGTAGAGCAGTTCGATCAGGTTGGCGTGAATATTGTCGGTAGCGATCGCGCCGAGGGTGATTTCGATATTGGGAGCGTCGGAGACCGTGCCTACCGAATCGCGGACGCTGGACGGCGGGATACCTTCGTACATCCGCATCTCGTCCATCCAACCAACTTCAATGGCTTTGCGGGCGGATTCGGAGCGGAGACGTTCTTCCTGCCGCCAACGGGAGAGATTGCCTAGCTGCTCATCAGTCAGGGAGTCAAAATCGATCTGCTTCCCCCCTGACTTGTCAATGATACGCATTACGTACCGCCAGCGGCGCCAGTAATCGTGACGGGGGTGGCAGGCACGTTGTTCACGAGCACGTTCGAGGTAAGGCCCGCCGCGAGGCTACTGTCGATAAGCAAAAGCAGGCCGCCCGCCTTTAGCGACACGATCCCGTCAGTCGGGGCCACGCTGGCAAGCTTGAGGAGCAGCGGTCCATCGACCGCCATCGCAAGGACGTTGATCGCGGCAGACTGCTCGATGGATGGCAGCGCGGTGTAGACGCCAACACCATCACTGCCCGCTTTCTGGATGTTGATTAGCTGCGATTGATTGACGAATACCCGTGCGCGGTACTCAAAGATTTGGTTCGGCTCGGCTCCGGTGTCGGAGTCGATCAGAACGGTGACCGACAAATAAGGCAAGGGTCACCTGTAATAGAACTCAAGGATACCGTGAGGCAGCGCGGCGACCACCAATCCGTTGATCGAGACCGAATCGACGAACTTATAATCGTCGGCGAAGTTCGCACCCGTGGCGGCCTGACTGCGCCAAATCTCGTCGCCGTCCTGGTCCTGGAGGATGACGACATCGCCAGCGGCCGCATCTTTTGCCGCCCACAGAACCGTACCAAGGGCGATACGCTGCTTCGTCCAACTGAACGGGATGGCCGGAATCAGCGCCCCACCCACGTCCGAGGCGTCGAAGATGACCGGCCAACTCGTGATGTCGGTCACGCCCATCGCTTATCGCCCGTTCGGTTTGGTCGTCCCTGCCGAGGTCGCTGCTGGATCCTTGGCGTTTCGCTTCGGCTTGAATCCGCCTTGATACTTGCTCGCGCTGTCGCTGCGGCCCGATTCGTAGGTGTTCGACTCCGAGCGGTTGATCCGCGCGAATTCCTCGGCTCGATTAGAACTGGTCCCTGCCATATGGGTGCTCCTTGGTTCTGCTGAAACAAACCCCGTTACTCCAAGCCTTTAGCCTAAACGTATAGCAGGCGCAACCATGCTCTGATAGAAAGGCGTTATGGCCAAGGTCGATACACTCGCGCTCGTGACATTCCTGAGCAGCGGCACGAACGACCCCTCGACCTCGGATCGCTACTACAACGACACGATGATCGAACTGGCCGAAGAGAACTGGACCTGCGACGCGCAAGCGTTTGCTATTACCTCCGGCCAGACCGAAATTAATCTCGGCACGATGCTGATCAACGTCGTCAATCTGCTTGGGATCATCTACGACGACCGCGAAATCGATGAAATCCCGCTACGCCAGCTTGAGATGCTCGACCCCTACTGGCGGGACTCGCGGGGTATCACGACCAGCTATACCGAAGAGGACGTGAGCAAAAAGACCATCGCCCTGTACCCAACCCCCGATAGGCCGAGCACCGCGCTTGGCGGCACCTTTGGTGAGCCGTTGGGCGGTGATTATGCCACCTATAACGCCGTTGTCTTTTACAGTCAGGCGGCGCTCGACCCGATACAGCCGCCGTCCTATCTCGAACTCCCTACGGCACTTCGCATCATGGCCCGCGAGTTCAACCGCGAAAGCGATCATCCCGATCCGGCGCTGTCGGCTCTCAGTGATCAGCTCACGATGCTGTTCAAGGAAATGCTCGGATGAGTGAGCACTGGCGCATCTCGCCGACTCCTTCGCCGAGTGAACTGGCGAATCAGATCAACCGCATGTTCGCGGCGATCAAGAAGCGGATCGACTCGCTTCCCGTCACGGCAGGTCAGGCAGTTACCAAGGTTCAGGCACCACAGACTGTCGCGTTCGATCCGGGGACGCCGGGGATCGGTGGCGGGACCAGTGTGCCACCGGCAGCAGGCACGCAATTAGGCGGTGACGTAACTGGCACCCTTGATCAGACCGTAGTCGGTGGAATCCAGACCGTCCCCATTCTTGCACCGACTGTAGATGGCACCGTTGCAACCTACGTCGCGGGTGTCCCAGACATCGAATGGAAAACGCCCACCTCCTCATTGATTTTCGATTCACAGACCATCCTCACCGGAACCACCCTAGGAACCGTTACGTGGGCGCAAATCTTCCGCTTCGTCAGCTATAAGGTGTTTATCGCCTTCTTTAACGGGTACGAAAATACAACGGGCGTCGCGCAAACCATCGTCTTCCCAACAGCGAACACTCAGACGCCGATCTTTATCGCCAACGTCACGCCAGCTTGTACGGTTAGTACGACGACGTTGACTTTGCCTATCAATATGGTCGGTACTGAAACCGGCTTCGTGATCGTGGAAGGGTACTAATATGTCTGTCGATTTTCTCGAAAGCTTCGATAACTACACGACCTTCACCACCGGCCAACTCGGTAAGTGGCAGACCATCAACAACAATGGTAACGTCCTCGGCTTTCACCCCACTGGAGGCCGCAATGGAACTCAGTCCCTTTCGGCACAAGCCAGTGGAGCCATCAATGCACCTGGGGGCTATTTTCAACGCGGATACGCGACGACCACGCGAGAGATTATCGGGATCGCAGTCAAGGTGAGTGTGTTCGATGTGGCTGGAACCTGCTATCCGCTGCAATGGCTCGATGGGACTACGCCACAGGTTAGCTTAGCCATCGGCCCCACAGGTCTCGTGAGTCTAATTCGGGGCGCGACCAACAGCGGAGTAATCTTGGCGACTTCCGCGAGTCCGGTGATCGCCGCTACCGGCGTGTACTACTATCTCGAACTCGATGTGACCTTTAACAATGGGGCCGGCGCCTTCACGCTGCGAAGTAATGGGGTGCAGGTATTTACGGCCGCCGCACAGAACACGGCACCTAGCGGAGCCAATCAGATGACCACGCTGCGGCTAGGTACTATAAATAATAATCCGGCTGGCTTCACGAACTTTACCCAAGTCGACTTCGACGATATTTACACCATCAACCCGAACGTGGGCGCGCGCAACCTCGCATTTCTCGGCGACACCCGCGTGTTCGCTTCCTTCCCGAACGCGGATGGCGGAACTTTGCAATTCACGCCGTCACCAAATCAGGCGCACTATCTCAACGTCAGGGAAGTCGAGCAGGATGGCGACGCAACGTACAACTTTGACGCGAATGCGCTCGACATCGACCTCTACCAGCACACGCCGACGCCCGCTAGTACTGGAACGGTGTTCGCCGTTCAGCTCTGTCAGGTCAGCCGCAAGGACGATGCGGCGGCGCGCAGCACATCGAACTATCTCAAATCCGGGGCGAGCGTAGTGCAGGGTGCCGTGGACCCTCTGTCCCAAAGCTATGCGTGGTATCTTGATGTGATCGAAGTTGACCCGGCGACCACGAACCCGTTCACCAAGGCCGGAATCGACGCAGCGCAGATTGGAGTCATCGTTGCAGCATGACGTGGATAGATTCTCTTGAGCAAGCACATATTTTCCCCGTGGGTGGTCGAGTGTTTGAACTGACCAACTATCGACGGCCATTCCAGATTTACGGCATCGATCTGACCTACGAAATGTTACTCGTTCAGTTCATCGACGATCATAGCCAGATGATGGTCTCCCGTGCTTTATGGGAGGCGGGATGGAGGGAACTTAAGGCCTAATGCCTCGTATTTCCTTCACCAACTTCAACCGTCGTCTGAACGTCGCCGGTGGCCGAGAGCAAGTACCGGAAGGGTCACTGCGACGCGCGCGCGGCGTCGCACCCGAACTAACTGGCTCGGTGCAGTCGATGTTTCCGCCATTGGTACTCTATGGCATCAAGTCGCTGAACCTCATCCGTTTCAACGACAAGCGCTATCAATTCGATGGGAAGATTCTCTATAAGTTCGGCACACCGCTAACCAGCGGCTTCAACGGCAATCGGGCGACGTTCGTCACGATGCCGCCCGCATCAGGCTTGCAGGATTACCTCTTCATGGCTGGCGCGGGAAAGCTGATTAAGGTCGCGCCCGACGATACCGTCACGAACTGGGGCATAGATCGCCCGCCCGACCAACTTGCTGTAACCAAGGTCGCGCAGGACATCATCACGATCGATAATTTCGACTCGCACGCGGCGAACTGGACTACGCATCTGTGTTCGCGTAGCGACGACAACACGGAGTTTCAGTTCGGCACGGGGAGTCTCAAGGTGACCCCTGCCGCACTCGCGCCACTGTGGTTTATCAATTCTACTGTCGGTTATCCGAAAGACCTGTCGAAGTATCCCAATGGCGATATTTCGCTGCCAACCGATTTAATCTCGCTGTGGGTGAGTTGCGACGTTCCAGCAAAGACGGTCTGGTTCTGGATCATGTTCGATGTGAGCGACGGCACGTTCAAGAACGACTATTACCTGGCCGTCATCCAGATCGTCACGAGCACGAACAACCCGAAGGCGGCCGGAGCAAATGCACTTATCCCGGTTGATAAGGACCGCTGGACGCAACTGACGCTGGCGAAAAGCGAGTTTCAGCGCATCGGCACGAAGCTAAACCTCGACTGGAGCAATGTCGTCGCCGTGCGTATCGAGGCGGGCGGTCCCGGCTCCATCCCGCCTAACCCCGTCGTCAATCTCGACCAGTTCCAGATGATCGGCGGGCAACCTCTCGGGGTCGGTCCTGCTGCTACCAGGGGCGGCAGCGAGTACGAGTATTTCTCGACGTTTCTGAATCTCGTGACCGGCAATCGCAGCAATCCACAGCCCGACTCGGCAAAGGTGTTCGGTGTCGCCTTGCAAGCGAACTCGCTGACGCAAATTCCAACCTCGGCCGATCCGCAGGTTGGCGCGCGGGAGTTGTGGCGGACATCGGCGGAGAACTTCGGGGGATCACAGACCGCATTCATCCTCGATACGATCTACGACAACACGACCACTACCTACAAAGATGTCACGGCCGACACTTCGATTCCGATCACGCAAACTCCGTGGGTCGCATCGTCGGCCTATATCCTCAACCAGCTCGTCGACGGGGGTAACGGCTACTATTTCAAGGTCACTGTGGCGGGGACGACTGGGGCGGCATCGCCGACGTGGCAGATCCCGCAATCGACGTGGGTTGCACTCGGCGCGTTTCTACTCAATACAACCATCGCGCCACGCGCCGCGGCCGGTCGCTTCTTCAAGGCGACCACGGCGGGCACCACTGGTCGCGTTCAACCTAACTGGGCAGCAGTCGCTGGTGGCGGAACCGTTACCGATGGGACTGTTGTATGGACCGACCAGGGCACACTCTCGACGGTAGACAATACCGTCACGTGGCTCTTCCAGGGCATCAACTCCACGCCTGTGCTCGGGAATCAGGCGATCCAATTTGACAACATCAAGCCGTTCTCGACGATCGGCGACGCAGTGGGTCCGTGGCAAGGCTCGATGGTCTGGACGCGGGACAGCGCAGCGGGCTCACGCGGCAATATCTATTTCTCGCCACCTGGACGCGCCGAGGGGATGGGCCTGTTCATCAACGTATCGACCGATACCGACCCGACGCAGAAGGCGGTCATCTGGCAGGAGCAGCTTTTCCTCGTAACCGTGAACGCAATCTATCGGCTGGACGGCACTTATCCCAATATTGTGCCGCAGAAAATCTACGACCATTCCGGCTCGACCTTCCCGTTCACGATGGTCGCCGATAAGCGGGGCATCTACTATCGGGACCAGGACGCGATTCATGGGATGAACTATGCGGGCAACCCGATGGTGGGATTCGAGCAACTGGCGACGATTCTTCGCCATCAGCCCGCCGAGAACCTACCCGCCTTTCTGCCCACTTTCGCGGGGTTCGCACGAGAGGAAATCTACTGGTCGGATGAGACGCAGGTTACCCTCGCGATGAACCTCAATCCTGAGACGGGGCATGCGTGGCGCTCGTTCAACGTGGCAATGACCGCCATTTATTACGAGGAAGAGACGGGGGAGATTATCGCCAGTTGGAACGGTGTCACGGGGCTGTGGGAGCATCCAGATTTTACGATCATCCCCGGCGACAATCTGCGGGTCAGTCAGGTGAGCATCGAGATCGCAATGCCGAATCTACCTTAAAGGAGCGTGCGCATGTGTTACCACGAATGGATTCGCAACGTCTGCGAAGTGCTTCAGGCGGGAATCGATAGAGCCGAACCGACCGGATCGAACATTGAGCCTCGCGCCATCGTTTCTTTCAGCGTCGAGCTTCTACAGAAGTTGATCACCGAGGCGCCGGAGTCCGCACATGGCTAATCAGGGCTATCCACTCGGACGACAGTACATACAGGGCGGAGGGGCAGCTACCTGGAATCCGACCGCTGACACCATCAAGGCGTGCTTAGTCTCCAACGTCTACGTGCCGAATCTCGTAACGGATCAATTTCTGAATAATCTCGGAACGAACCGCGTCGGCACTGATCAGACTCTCGCCGGCAAGGCCGTCACCAATGGGTTCCTGACTGCCACGAACGTGACGTTCCCTCTCGTCCCTGGCGGTTCGACGGTCGCTTTCCTTGTTGTCTATAAGCTCGTCGGCGGTGGTGGCGTTGGCGACAATACCTCGCCACTCATCGTGATCTGGGACACCATAGTCGGATGGCCGTTCGCCACGGGCGGCACGGATGTCGTGATTGCTTGGAACGCCAGCGGTCTCTTCAGGGTCTAACTAGTGCCTACTTACGATCCTGCGGTTCGCGCTGGCGGCGGCGGCTCGGTCGGCAACCTTGGCGCCACCTCGGCGGTTGTACCGAAACCGCCTAACACTGCCAACAACGACCTGATCAGAGTCGCCGGTAAGGTCGGAAATGGCGCACAGATCAATGCGCCGGATGGCACATGGACGCGTGTCAACGGCGTTGTTTCTAGTTATCAGGTATTTACGAAACGCGCGGGCGGTGCCGAACCGGCCAGTTATACCTTTACGTGGGATGGAAGCAACCAGCCGAATATCTTTAACAGTCTGGCCATCTATAGCCAGGGCGGCGGCACCATCAGCCTCGACACGGGAACCCTCAGCGAGGTCGGCAGCGCCACTCAAAAGACCAGCGATGCCGTCACGCCGAGCAAGAATGCGCTAGTTCTGGTCAGCTATCAGGAATTTGTAATCAGCGAACCGGGTCCGCCGATCGGCCCCGGCGGGCTTACGCAAGTTCAGGCCGTTGGCGGCTTCGGTTCTCCTAGTATTTGGTCCGGCTACGTATATGTCCAGGCTGGAGTCAGCTCCGGCACGTTCATCGCATCGAATAATGGCGGCGATCCAGGTTCCAACTTTCACTGGAGTTCCGACACTCTCTCGCTGATTTCGAGCATCGTCAATCCAGCAAGTCCGCCCTTCATCGATGACGAAGTGGTGTTCGCTCCTGCTACGTCACAGACTTTCCTACCGCCGTTTATCGACGACGAAGTGGTCTTCGCTCCGACTACCGGCATCGGCGCGATGCATACGACGACTGAGAACGCCGAGGTCGCTCTACAGGCAACCTCCGCCAGCACGCGCATGCGTGTCACCACCGAGAACGCAGAACTCGCGATACAGCATCTGCTCAGCGCTACCAACCTGCGGATCACACAGATGACCGCCGAGATCGCGTTGCAGGCGCAACCGCCTGTCAGTCCCGTAGATTTCGAGATTCAGACGCCGGGGATCATCCGCGACAGTGCACAGCAAGAAACCGGCAACCGACTGCTCCTTGGGGTGAATTGCAACATTTCGGGGGTGCCCCAGATCCTGACGCCGATCCTCATCATCGATGGCATCGAGTACACCTTGCCGCGCATCACGAGCATGTCTCGGGTGATTATCGATATGCCGATTCACGGATTCCACGGGCGCTTTTGGGAGGGTGTGCGGCTCACGGGACGGTTGACAGGCCGCGTCGAGGTCTTCCTGGTCGATATAAGCACGAAACAGGGCGTGCCTAGCCCTCGCGCCGGATAAGGTGTAAGACGAGAGACATGAAGTTCGTACCTACGCGCGGACTGTGCTCCGGTTGTTATCCGCATCATGCTTCAGATGTTCACGAAGACCTTTGCTTGTGCGGCTGTCCGGGCGGGCGCGCTCCAATCACTGAGGAACAGGCACAGGACTTCGAGGACCGGATGACGACGGCTCTGGAGCGGAAGACTTCGTGATTGCCTACGAAGGAAAATATGCCCCTCTTCTCGTTCAATGGTGGGCGGAACTCCAGAATAGCGGCGACTTTGCGAAGACGGTTCACTCCTCGATCCGCGACCTTGATGCTTTTATCGGTTATTTTCGCGGTCCTGCTGCACTCATGTTTGAAGTCGACGAACGGGGTATCTGGTTCGCGGCTGCGGCCTCTCCATTTTTCGACGGTGCGCTCTGGGACGTTTGGATTCGCATCGACAAGCGGCATACCAAATCTGCGCTCAAGGCTATCGAGTTGTCCTACACGCTCGCGCTGGAGAAGTATCCGAGCCTGTTTGGATTCACGCAGCAGTCGGAGTTGCACGCCATTCATCTCAAACTCGGGTACGTCTACGCAGGACGGTTGCTGAATAACATGGATGGGCAGACGCAGTACGTGTATCAGCTCACCCAATCTGCGTGGCTGGATCGAAAGCGCCTCACGAAAGCCATCCGCGACAGGAAACGGGAAGTGCGTGTGCTGGAGCGAGATATGAAACAAAGAGATTCGACGGCGCACCTCAACGGAGTAGCCTGATGGAACCCAATATCCAGCTTCACCGCCCAGACGGTTCATCGATCCTTCTCGAAGTGCGCTGCGCAAATGAGGATGATTTTTGGGAGTTCTGGGTAGTGATACAGAAAGGATGGGACGGTCCAGGATACGGCAGAACCTTCTCCTGCGATTTTGATAAACCAGGGCGGCCATTCACGGGTCTTGACGGAGCATTCTGATGGACGACGACCGACCCGGTGCCTTCAGTGTTTTATCGCGCACATTTCGGCAGAGCTTACTCCTGCACAACGGCATGGAGGGCGATCGGATCGGAGAACATAATCTTGCATTCCTGGCGCGGCTCGTGATGGAAGGCTGGGCGTTCCATGATTCGCGCGGCGTATGGCTTACACCCTTGGGTGTCCGCGAATTAATTAAGTCGGTTCGCGAGGAGCAACCCTGATGCCATTCGGCGGCGGCAGTAGCAGCACGAGTTCGACCAATTCGCCCTGGGCGGGACCGCTCGGCAATATGGGCAAGTCAGCGTGGAAGATTGCGCAGCCACTGATGTCTACGCTCGGCTCACAGTTCCTCGAAGCGTTGAAGACTGGCGGTGTAAACTCGTTCATTCCGTGGATCAACCGCGCTGTAGACGCGAGCCGGATGTCAGCATCGAAGGGTATCGAAGGGCTGCGGCAGAATCTTGCGCGGAGCGGACAGGGCAATAGCGCCTTTGGCGAAGCTGAATTGTCGGAAGCGAATATGCAGGCGGGCAATCAAGTCGCCAATACACCCGAAGAGATGATCATGAGTTTCATTCAGGGAGCCCCAGGTTTTGCCTTGGGAACCGGCAAATTGGCTGAGGGCGCGATGGGGATGGCTGGTGGGTTACAGAATACAAGCACGACGCAGAATCAGCCGGGGTTCTGGGATTTGTTCATGCAGAGTATGCAGATGGGTAGCCAGATAGGAGCCAGCGCTGTCGCGCCCGCTCCCATGTTTGCGCACCCGTAGGGAATCAATCATGGCAGGTGCACTTCTAGGTCTAATCAGCGGCGGCGCGCTCGCATACGCAGCCGGAAAAATGGGCGAGCACGAGCAGCAGAAGCAGCAGGACCGACAGCTCGAACAGAAAACGCTGCACGACATCATTCTTGATCCGTCCAGTCCGAGTTTCGATCCGACAGCCGTCCATAATCCGCACTTCGAGAAGCGTCTTAGGAAAGCCTACGACAACAAAGAAGTGGCCGATACCCTGATGTTTGCAGCTAGGGGCCTGTCCGCCGGTAAGCAGCGCGAGCAGCAGGCATTTCACGCACAGCTAGGCCAACTGATCATGGGCAAGGCTGGCGGTCAGGGGCCGCAAGAGCCCGGTGGTGCGCCGTCCCCTGTGACGCCGAGTCCGTCGTCCGCTGGTGGCATGCTGTCGGCCTCAGCGCCCAGCGCTGGGCCTGGACCTACGCCCGGTCCGCGCCCCGCTGCGAGCCCCGAGCAGGCTGCGCCTGACGCTCCAGTCGCACCGCTGGATTTCTCCAAGCAGATTGATAGCTTGCGTCGACAGCAGATAACGGCGTCTGGGAACCCCGACCTCAGCGACGAGCATAAAAAGGCGGTGGGGGATTTTTACGAGAAGCTCATCAAGGACAAGTTCGAGGAATGGAAGGCGTCCGCGAGTACCAAGGAAGAGAAGGCTGCGGTCGCAGCCGCCGAGACTACAGCACGTGAGCACGCCAAGCTCGCCCCAGACATCACGGCGGGTCGAGAGGCTGCCGCCGGTAGGGTGGCGACCTCTAGGGCGCGTGCGAGCCTATCTGTCGCTGGCTCTGCCGAAGCGATGGATGTGCTCAAGCGGAAGCACGATATTACCGCTGGCGGCAAGTCTGGATCGGCAGAGACTGAACGCAAGAAGCGGATCGATGTGGTGACGGCGCTCGGCAACCAGTACGACAAGGAACACCCCATCGCACGGCTCAGTCCGCTCGGGTCCGGCGATGCTCGCAAGAAATACATCCGTGATGCGCTCGGCGGTATTGACCCGGAAGCTTACCTTCAGGGTGAGGGCACCGCAGACCCATCGACCGATCCGGCGACTTCAGTGGCCGACAAATACTTCCCGAAAAAGTAAATGGCCGCTCGCCCCGAGCTGATTGATGCCGTAATTCGGCAAGAATCTGGGGGACGCTCGAATCCGCCCGATGCGGGCAGGGGGGCCGTGGGTCTCATGCAGATCGAGCCTGCCACGGCGAGGGCTTACGGCTTCGATCCTTCTCGTCTGCACAATCCGGCGTACAATCGAATGGCGGGCACCGCCATCCTTACGAGCCTCGTCGACGAGCACAAAGGTAATGAACGCGAAGCGCTCAAGTCGTACTATGGTCGCGGCAAAGCTGGGAAAGGCATGCCGACCACGGATGAATACGCTGATAAGGTATTGAAGATGGCTGGTTCCCCGACAAGTTCAGGAACACCGATGCAGCGAATGATCGCCGATCCTGGCTTCGCCAAGATGAATCAGCCGCAAATGTACGACGCGGTTATGGCGGGGCTGGAAAGATCGGAACCGGGATTTACCACCAAAGACCCTGCTTTTAAGCATCGCGTCGCAACGGAGATTCTGACGCGCGCGGGCAAACTCAAGACTGGGACTGCGCTTCAGGGTGGGGGCGGCGAACTACGCAAGCCGCTTCCCGGCGCCGTTGAGTTCGGTGAGAATTATGTGGCACCAGCCGTCGCGGGTACGGCGGGAGCATTAGGTGGTGCCGCGGTGGGTGGAGCTGTCGGTGGCCCACCGGGCGCAGTAGCGGGCGGCGCTGCGGGCGCGGGCGTCGGGGTGGCAGCCGCCGACTATCTTTCCGCGCGCATCAATAAAACGTTCTTCGGTCGCAATCCCGACCTGTCGTGGCCGAACGTCGCTAAGAACGAGGCCGTCAATGCCGCCATCGGCGCTGCCAGTGAGCTGATTCCGGTTGGCCGGGTCGCAGGCAGTATCGTGGGTATCAATCCGCTGCTAGAAGGCGCCGGGCTCGCTCAGCAAGAAGCCGCGGAGCCGCTGAACGATTCGGCGAACAGCAGGAGGCCAGTGGCCAGGCCCGTTTGGCGGCTGGCGTTGGGGCGCGCGACAAGACGGCGCAGGCACTCGCACCCGAGGCGCGCGGTCAGGCGATTCAGCAACGGCTAGGGCGTACAGCACGGCAAGGGGCTCAGGCGCGCGCAACGCCGGCCGAACAGGTTGGGAAGGCTGCGCTACCGAGCGAGGAGACCATAGATCGTCAGCAGCAATGGGGCGATGCTGTGTTCAATCCGATCCATCGCGCCTCGAATGAACTCGGCCATAAGTACGAGACTTTATTCGCGGGAGTCAAAACGAAGCCGATTCAAGATACCGATGCGATCAAGAGCAAGGTCGCCCAGATCGCTCAGTTTGGACAAGACACGGGACATTCGCCGGGGCCGCAACTGCGCGGACTGATGCAACGCGCCGACGCTCTTGCCGCTCCCAAGCCGGTGGATATTGGAGCCATGCTCAAGAGTAAGAAAACGCTCTCGATGAGCAATGAAGAATGGGCGGCACTTAAACAGCGCATGTCCACGGGTGACACCAGCGGCGGCACGCCCGCAAATATTCAGAGTTTGCTCGGCTTGCGAAGTGATGCTCTTGGCCTTATTCGGGGCGGAGCATCGCCTCGCGACAAATCGGCGGCTTTCGATTTGATCGAAGGCATAGACAGCACTCTTGAGAATTCGGGGTTGGTCGATAAGAACCAATTGACTGCCATCAATCGGCGCTACGGGTCATACCGCCGCACATTCGATACTTCGTTCCGTCGTAAGATCGCAGGCGAGTTCGAGCCGACCGACGCAGCGGGCGACATCTTCGGATCACCGCAACGCATCGAGCAAATCTGGAAGGGTGCGACCGACGAAGAGAAATCGACGCTGCGCGGCACTTACGCGGACTGGCTCCTGAAGAACGGCGTCGACAAGGCTCCGGGCATAATGAAACAGGAGGACCAGCAGCAGGTACTTCAGAAACTCTATCCCGGCACCCCGCTTGCTGACCCTGCGAATTGGGTTCACCTCGAAGACAAACTCGTCAGCGCCGAGAACGTGATGAATACGTCACCACAGTTGCGCCAGGAATTCCAGAAGCAGATGGCAGCTCGCCTAACAGAGATTCGGACTGAGGCGGCGGGTGAGGCGGTCAAGTGGGCACAGAAAGAAGCGAAGAATCTCGGACCCTACGGTGAGGCGATGGCCAAACAAGCGCGACTCGCCAGAACGCCGGAAGAGGGCGCACAGGTCGTCATGGATTTTATGAAGCGTCATCCCGAGAACGCAGCCATCGAATCCTTGATGTCGGGGCGGGTTGAAGAAGGGGCCATCGGCAAATCACTGAAGGCTCGCGTCTTGCGCGGATTGACCTGGTATCCGGAGATTCTCGTCGCCACCAGCCTCATGGGTCATCCGAGCATGTTCGCAGCCGCAGGCTTAGGAATCGGAGCGATCACCGGCGTCCACGGCGGGATGCAATATCTGGTGAAGGCGGCGCTCAAAAACCCTAGGAATGCACAGATGCTTTGGGAAGCGGCCAATAGCGGGAGCGCTCCGATTCGTAGTCGCATCCTCGGCAGAATGTTAGCAGACGCGGTGACCGCGGACGCGGCAGCGGGCTTGCAGCGAAAAGCCGGCACGTCCCTCAAGCAGCAGGGAGAAGAGCAGCCTACGTCAGAGTGATGTAGATTCCCTCGAACTCTTCGTCCTCGGTCATCTTCGCAAGGCAGAGCGCCGCACACATCACCAGTCGACTCCATAGGATTGTCCCTTCTCGATCATCTCTTCGATCTGCTCGAACACATCGTGCTTGAAGGTTAGTTGGTCGCCCTCGATTTCTTTGGCGATGTCGAGGCATTCCTGTTTGACTTTCTCCAGGTCGTCGCCAGTGGTGACCACCGACACCACCTGCTCGACGTTATGCGGGAGCGTCCAGTATTCGCCGTCGTCGTCGCGGTAGAAGTAATACAGCAGGATGTTGTCGCGCAACTCTTCCGGGAAGCGGACGTGCATCGGGTGCTCTTTGGCCCACGGGGAGGAGAGCATTAGTTGGCAGCAGAACTTAGCGCGATAATCGGGGAATGGGGATATGCCCCGCGACCCACCGTCGATAATCGGTGCGAGATTCTTACAAAGCTTCTGATGGGCGCCATCCCCAGGGCGCGGCATCCGGCACGTGGCGTCGATAAAATAACACAGTCCCGATTCGGTCACGCGCATCTCCCCGCTGAAGAAATTTGTGTAAGGTTCTTCTGAGGATAGTGCTCGCGTTACCGCATCAAGTGATTCGGCCATACAATCGGGCTCACCCTCGATTATCGTTGAGATTAGGCCACGATCTTTATCTTCATAGCCGAGCAGCATCGGAGTAAGAATGCTCCCATTCATGACGATCAGGTCTATCCCCGGCTCGACGCTATCGCCTTCGATGGGTTCCTGGAGCATGAAGCGGATCTTGTCGCCGGCGGGACCGACCGTGTGGGCTAAGTCATCGAACCAGGAGCGCGACGCGGGCCAGCCTTTGTGCTCATAGGTTTCCGTGGCACCGCGATAATACTGGGAGAGCTTGATAAACCTGCGCTCATCCCGCCACCCGTCATGCTCGCTTAAGGCGTGGCGCAAGCTATCAATGCCATTTATCGTAACTGCATCGGCAACTGGCAGTCCCGCGTCCTTCATTAGTTTGTGAAGTTTCCATCGATCCAATTCGAGCAATTCGCCAGGACCGGAGCCCCACACGTTCTTGCCCATTGCGCGCAGATGCTGCTGCCAGTCGGTGAAGTAGAGATCGGGGAAGACCCAGATGTCAGGCTCGTCGGGCGAGTCGAGCAAGGACCAGGGGAAGTCGATTCTCTTTACGCCTTCGTCTTCGAGGCCAGTGCCGAGCATAGTCGCCTTGGGCTCGGCGAAGGATGAGACCCAGGGCGAGAAGTACCCGACCTCGCCGTCGAGATCGCGGGCGAGCAGGCGCGCGAGTTCGATAGTCAGACCGTAATCGACGACGAGGGCTTTCAATTCTTCCTCCCGCTCTGATAGATGGTCGCGACAATCTCCCGCGAGGCGAGCATCTGTTCCTTCGTCGCAGGCATCCAATTGCCGCAGTCGCAAATGTTCAAGTCCTCAGGATCGTGATTCTTCACATCGAGGCCGGGGAGCGTCGAGTCGCGGCCATGTAGGAGCCAGACGGTGCCGTCGTCGTGGAAGACCTGAATCCAGAAATGCCCGCCCATGATGTCTTTGTGGCAGGTCAGGCCGGAGTGAGCCTCGGCAGTAGTCTGCGCCGCGAGCGGCAGTCCGCCGATGAACTTGGCGTAGGCGAGGCGCTGTTCGGCCGTTATCTCGGGCATCACTTCATCTCCGCCTGTGCGAATGCGGCAACAACGCGCTCTTCGATCTGAGCCTCGGTCAGCCGCAGCGTCCTCAGATAGTTGCGATACTGCTGGACTTCGCCGGTCACTTCGTCGTTGGTGTGGCGCGCGGGTAAGAGCTTAATCGCCCCCGCCAGAGCATCGAGAATATCCTTGAACTGAGAGCCGGGAAAGGCTTCCCATTCGCCGCGCAGGTCGCTCATATCAGTGAGAGCAAAGATGCGGCCGGCCGTCGCGGCGGGCTGGAGTGTCGTCTCGATGCGCACGTCCTTGTCGGAGCCGAGGGTGATTTTGGTGAGCGGGAGTTTCTTGCCCTTCTCGCGAGCCTCGCGGATGAGGGAGTCGGCAAAGAGGGACTGGTTCGCGGATGAGTCGATGCCGATGGTGGCGGGATGGAAGTCGCTATAGGTTTTGAAGATTTCGTCGCAGAGTTCGTCGGTCGTGCAGTGCCGCGCCCATGCCTTGCGGATGAAGATGCGGTCGATATCGTCCTGCGAGACCACCACGATGGCCGAGCGGGAGCGGTAGTTGGCGCTGCGCGACTTGTTGGCGTGACCGGGGACGCGACCGCCGGCCGAATCGACGAAGCCCACTGTGTAGAGGGTCAGGAGCGGGATACGGATGGTGAGGGTGTCATTCATTCGTGCCATCAATCAGATGATACGTTTCGTACCCCGCAATGAAACTGAGCCGTATGGGTCGTATATTTAATTCAGCGGCCACCTGACGTATCTGTTGTGTGGTCAGCTCACCAAAGAGAAAGCCATAAAGGACAGCTTCTTGCAAAGCACGGAAATTCAATTCAGCCATCCTCGTTCCCTCGCTTCGTTGCGGCGCCGCATTCATAACCAGCCCTGAGAAATCTTCTTGCACAATTCAGGATATTTGCGTTGTAGAAGTGCGCGCAGGGTTTCTATTACACATCTATCGTGTACTTCATGAGTTTCTCCGGTCTTCTCGTCCCACGCATCTTTTCGATAACTAGCATCCATGTTTGAGAAATCGGCATGAGATGTAAGTGTCTTCAGAATTGCCGCTAACAGATTGTCGTCGATTTCCATCTACTTTAGTCGCGTCCCTCTCCCTGCTTCGTTGCAGGCGAGTCTTCGACTGCCTCCACTGTGATACCGCATTCAATTCAGTAGGCCCCGCTCTTTAGCTTCATTTCGTCGCCGCGCAAACAATTCAGTGAGGCGCACCCAAGTCGCTGAACCCTCGTCCTGCGCGCGCACCTTGCGTTCCATCCGTGCGAGCAGGCGCTGTTCGTGTTGCTCCTCACTCTCATCGTCATCCCAGCCTTTGCGCGGGTAGAGCCGATCTAGGCTGATACCGCGTTGAAATTCAGTACGCCGGGTCCAGTAGGCGGACGTGAACTTACCGCCGGCGACCATCCGATCTGCGGCGCGCACGTCGGCGTCGTCCTTGTCGAAGACGATGAAGCCGTTTTTGATCTCGTAGGTGCGGACTTCCGCCCAGTCGAGCGCGGAGAAGGACGCGTTCAGCGGGTTGTTCATGTAGTTGGCGCTAAACAGCACTTTGCCCATGCCCTCCTCTTCCTGGAGGGCGAGTAGTGCTTCGAGAGGATAGCGCTCGGGCCAGATGGGTTTGCCGTCTTCGATCGCGGCACGGATGTTGACTGCCACGGTCGGGTCTTTTTTCCATTCCACGTACACGTCGTTGGCGGTCCAGTGAGTGCCGATGCCGACTTCGATGGAGCGAGTGAGGTCGTTGAGGCGTGAGCGGAGCGATTTGCGGCGCATCTTGGCGCGGTTCATCACGACTTCGGAGAGTGCCGCCTCGAAGCAGGCGATGTCGTCGATGATGATCAGGTCGTAGTGGCGCTGTTCGAGGGCAGTGCCGACACCAATAGCCGTGATGCTAGGTTCCGCAATGCCGATTCGCTTACGATGTACTGTGATTCGGTCTTCACCCCAAACCCCGCCGCTAGCAACAGCATCACGTCGGGGGTCACTAAAAAATACTTCCTTCCAGAGATGACGCAGCAGGTGGTTGCCTTCAAGGTGTTGTCTAATGACTGACAGATTTTCGGTCGCTTTTGGGGTTGTTTCGCCATGTAGCAATATCCTCGTATCGCAGCCGGGCATGCCTTTGAATAGTAAGTTGTTCGATGCGGGCTGAATCAGCGACCAGATGGGGAAGGCATGAGAGCCGATGGTGGTTTTAAGGTGTACCACGGGTAACATGAGCAGTTTGCGACGACTAATAGCTGTGTCTTGCAGCCAATTACAGACTGGATGATGCAGATGCTCCGACAGGTCGGGCATGCCAAGCACAAAACGGGCGAGCATGTAGAGACTTCGCTCGCAGCGGGCCTTACGCCGCCAGAAATTCCTTAGTCTTTGGAATGCGCGCAAGATCGCCATAGCCGCCCCACCGGAGTCGTTTGCGGAGTTCTTCAAGCTCGGCTTTTGAGAGTCCTTCATCGGTGGTTTTCTTCTCAACTGCCGCATCGACCCTAGCAATCGGCTGGCGAGAGGGCTTGAGCAGCTTCTTCTTGCAGTCGTCACAGAGCCGCGGCGGCCGGCCCGTGCTCTCGAACGTGAACGGCTTCTCGCAGTTCGCGCATGTGGCAGACTGTGCGGCTTTGAGAACGCCCTTCATAGTGAAGCGAGCCCAATGATTCCAGATATCAGGCCAACCGTCGCGCCTACGATCATCATCGCGAAAGTGCCTTCAAGAAAATCGCGTACTCCACCCTTCTTCGAATCGGGCAGGTCGCGATTCTCTATCCACAGCACGAAGGGAATGACCACGCAGCTACAGAGACCAAGGACGGCGGCGCCCATCAATGGCATTATCGGTAATGTCCACCAATTCATTTTTAGTGGCCCTTCATCTAGTTGTGGGCCTCGATGGGATAACTGCTGTACGCGTTGCGGATTAGCTCGGCGATCTCTGTCGGCGTACCGCGCACCAGCATGGATTGCTGGACGATTTGCCCATCTGGTCGCACGGCAAAGCCGCCACCAAAGATAATCGCCGAGTGACTGAGTAGTGGTTGCTTCGAGTTCGGGTCCATGGCTTGGCCGATATATAAAATAGTGTCGGTGTTTACGATCACAGTAGAACCATCGGCACCTTTAAGTGTCAGCAGCATTCTTCCTCCACCGTGCTTGTGCGGCCTTCTTCGCCTGCTCCCGGCTCGTCATCGTCTTCGGACATCGGTGTGCGCGACCGCACTTCCGACAGTGGACCAGCTTCACGTTGCGCACGCGCCGCGTTCGATAGCCAGAGCCTCGCTGACAGACTCACCACAGGTGTGGCAATACCACTGAGCCCATGTCTCGGGGCCGGTCTGCTCAGCAGGATGTTTCGCGCAGTCAGGAACGCGGCAATAGCGGATGTCGGGGTGTTCGCACATAGCCATGCTCAATATCACGAGCATCCCGCATTTGTCTACGGCAAAAATATATTTCGCGCGGGGACTGACATTCAGCAGTATATACACACGGGGGCCTGGGGGTTCTACCGGGGGTGTCGGATCGAAGGAGGGAGGACATTGAAGGACAGAGACGCCAGCGCCGCAGCACAATTGCCACGGCGTCAGCGTATAGCGAAGGAGTGTGGAGATGAACAGGTCCGAGCTTAGCGTCGCCAGATCGACGCGTCAAGCGCAGTGACACGGACAATAAGACGGACAATCTCGTTCAGTGAAGCAGAATAGTCATTGACGCTGCTGAGCTATTAGTCAGAGCGCCGCTGATTGAGTATCAGCCGGTCTATGTTTCACGTGAAACAAGTCACTTGCGCTCACTTGCGCTCTAGTAGGCGTGCGTTGAAGCCTGTGGTGCGATCGGCACTCTCACTCAGCAGAGCCTCAAGTCCAGCAATGCGAGTCTCTAAGGCTCTTAAGCCGTGCCACACCGTTAGATGCGGTCCAGATTCCTTCCAACGCCTGATAGCGAGCGCACGCATGAACCTAGAACGCTCGATAGCATCTACGTTTTTCCACCGCATACGGGCCATTTCAGAAGCGGTCATTATCGTGCACGCTAGCGAGCTGACGTTGCGAATGCAAGGCGGTGGAACTTGACATTTCAACAACTCTGTCCTATTTATACGCACATGACATCACATCAACTCACAAATGGCATTATCATTCATGCGACTCTTGAGAAGAAGATGGATGAAATAATTATTAAATTGGCGAAGGGGGAAAACCGGAGCAAATCCAATATGATTCGGCAATTATTAGGAGAGGCGATAGAGGCTAGAGAGAAGAATCGACATGATGAGCCTTGACAGCTTATGTGCATTATGATTAGATTGTAGTTATCACGCTGATAGGGGAGAAAAGAGATGACACTTCTAATCACCACACTGGCCTTCGTCGCATACATGACCGTCGGCCAGATCGTCCGCAACCGTGCCCAGAGCCGACGCTATGAGCACATGCTCGTTCGTATGATTGAACTGGAGCGGCGCTAACCAACCCACGCTGACGGAGGGATGAAAGATGACGCATTTCGGCTGGGTGATTGAACGTTATGTAAATTCCGTTCTGCTGTATTGGAGTGGACGTGGCCCTGATAATTTTCTGCCGAAACACGATGACGCTATTCTGTTTGCGCGTGAGCAAGACGCTGCTGTCGTGTTGAGTCGGATTTGCGGAGGTTACGGCCGAGTAACACAACACGGATTTATGGAGGAGG